TCAATGGCATAACGCCAGTCCTCAACGGATGCCAGCAGTGTAGAACGATCAGCAGTAGCCCAGCCCTTGTCGGTATAAACCGCTGGCACCCACGCTTCACCCTGCAGTGCTTCTACGGGATCGGAAAAGATGTGAAAGATGCCCTCGTTTCTGAAGTGCCTAAGACTCGGCAGTTCCATACCGTCTCCTGAGTTGCTCCAAGGTTAGTTCGCTGCCATCATCGCGCACGAGTTTTGCCATGGCATTCTTCGGACCATATTTGTTAGCAAGCAAGTCGAAGTAGCGGACACGCTCTTTGCCTAGCACTTCAGCCTTGGTTGCAGCATCCTGCTTAGCTAGCCATTGACCGTATGACGTATCAGCAGGGACTGGACCATCCATGCTGGCACGCTTTCCAGGTTTCGGTGGATCAAAGCCAAGCGCCTCGTAGTCAATCACCGGCACCGTGGTTGACCTGCAGTTGAAATGCTGAGGCGGTGTTGGTCCCTTGCCATATTCAAACTCGCGTCCGTCTAACGCAGCACAGATCGAGGATGTTCGAGCATCAAGTGTGGCGACGTACCGATAGCGCGGGGTGATGTCTTGGTTTGCTTCGTAGACCTGTTGGCTGGCAGCGTTAGCAACCTGATTGACGCTGGTGCGAACTAGCGCCATGACTTGCTGGTCGGTCGCCTTGGTTAATTCACCACCACGTTGCGCGAGCTGCTTTACGCTGCCGCGCTGCCCTAGCTCAAGGTTGCCGATCAAACGCTTGGCGATGGCTGGTGTCGGTTCACCTGTTAGCAAGCCGTTTCGTACAACCTGTCCAAAACGCTCAGCCTGGTCAGCAGCGATACCACGAAATGCCTTTTGAACAACGGCGCCATTTGGCAGCGTGATCGTTGCGCCTTTGGCAGCAGTCAGGCTGTAGGTTTGCGGTGCGCCCTGGACAGCAGCGAACAGATCATCGCTCAAAGTGACGAGGTTGATTTGGGTTGGATCTGTTGTGACGACGGATTGCGCAAACTGCGGGCTGATCTCAACGGTATTAACTGCACCGCGAGCACCAGCAGGCAAGACGCGCCGTAGCTGATCCTCGACAAACTCAGACTGCAGCAAAGCTAAACCCTGCAGCTCAGTTGCCATGGTGTTAACGCTGGCATCAGACCAAGTGCCCAACGATTCTTTGAGCTGAGCGAGGATGGCGCGAAGTCTGGCAGCCTTAACTGGTGCAGCTAGCTCATCAATCACACGAAGCTGATTGACGCTATCAATGATGATGTCGTTGTAACTGCTAACGATCTGCCTGGCGACGCTATTGCTGTAGCGGTTCAGGTCAATCGCGTTACGGTACAGGGCTGATGGGGTAGCCATTATTCAATGCCCAGATCCTGCGGTTGACAGGCAGTTTGCATGGTTACATCAGCGCCAGACTTTAATGCCTCTTTGATCAGCATGATGACAGCTTCCGGCGTTTCCTTTGTGCCGTTTTCTACGTTCATTTCTTCTACGGTGTATAGCCTGCCGTTGCGATACCAGCTCAGTCTGATGATGGCAAAGATGTGAGGTTGCATCTGCCCTTTAACGCAGACGAGATGTTGCCTGCGTGGTTTCTTGGCTTCCATAGCTAACCTCCATAGCCAGTTCATCATGCCGGGATTTGATCAGTAGGCGGAAGCTCTACAGATTGTTCTGGCATTTGTTGATTGACACGAGGTTCAGGCTGTGCCATCTCGATTAGACCACCAGCTTGGGTCGCCTCGATCTCTTCCTCGATGTCAAACTCGTCGCCTAGCACTTCACCTTCGCTGAGCCTATCGAGCAGGGTTTTCTGTGTGATCGTGCCTGCGGTGTAAAGCTGAAGCAGCGCCTGGATGTCCTGCGGTTCAAGGCGTGCGCCGAGGAAGTCGCGGTTAACGTAGCTGCTACCAACCTCGGTGATGTTTAGATACTGCGCGTGATAGGTCAGGCAGTTGTCGATCAGATCTTGCATGTTTTGCGCGATCACCATCATTGTGCTGTCGCCTTGACTGCGGTCGATGCGCTTAGCCTCTGCAGTTTCAGCCGATAGCTTTTGCCCGAGCACAGCAGACAGACCTAACTCATTGATCTGGTAAGCTATCTGCTCCAGCCTGCGGAACTGCGATTCGAAGCTGTTACCAGAGGGTTCGATATATTCTGCTTTGCCTTCTGCTGGGAATGCGATTGCTTCACCAGGACCAGCGGATACTTCCTCTGCACTAGAAGGGAAGCCAAAGAAGGCAAGCATCGGGACAGCACAGATGTGGAGCTGATTATCCAGATCAGATTGCACTTGATAGGCTTTCAGATTTAGCTCCGCGATATCTTCCATCGGCGGACGTGATTCAAAGAAGTTGACGCGGTTGGAGTAGGCAACGCTGAAGGGGATTCGATTCAGGGTTGTGTTGCCGCTATCGAATACCTCGAAGTCACCGGACTTTTCATCACGGCGATGAAGCTCAAAACCGCCAGGGGTTAGAACGCGTACCTGTTCGACTTCCTTCTCGCCGTAGAGCCCATCAGGCACAATCACCTTTTCCAGTAGGCGAAGCTGGCTTAGCTGCTGCGCACCGTCTACCAATTCTGTGCGCCAGCCGAGAATCTCACGCGGCGTGTAGCTAACCCAATACGGTCGTCCATTTTCACCAGCAGCAGGAGCATCCACAAGCACACCAACGTGCCCGTAACGCACCATTTTTCGTGCGGTTTCATAGCACCAGACGTTGAGGTCGTTGCCTAGCAAGTCAACGTCAAATAGCTGTTCGCGCACGATGTCAGATACATCGTTTAACCGGACAGGCTTGCGCGTCAACATGCCAGCCAGCATCCGTTCAAGGCGGACAAAAAATGGCGGGCATACAGATCTTGCTAAACGATTATCGTAAGACTCGTCAAGTTCCCTTGGTTCCTGTGGAAGATAGCGCCTATGTTTGCGCCTCATTCCATATGTTCCCTGCAGCAGATCTTCAATCAAGATCCAATGCGGTTCTTGCGAATGCCATGCACTATTCGCGTCATTCACTTTTGTGACTGACTGCCGTGCCTGTGGACGGTCGTAGAACGAATAGCCGGAATACATGGCAGTCACTCAGTATCCAAAGTTTAAAAGGGATCTGGCATAAAGCCAAATCCCCTGAAGTAACCGTACCTGACTTCAGCCCGCCTAGCCTAACCCAATCAGAACCTGCCGAATACGACCATAACTACTCTCGAGAGAGCAGCAGAGGGGGGTAAACCCCCAGTGCTGCCGTCTGCAGCCCATGCCTCGCCGTAGCCAAGCGCATCCCACCTAAGCAAAATCGACAAGACCTGTCCGTAGCTCACCACATCTAACCTGAGCCCGCCATGCCAGAACTGGATTCAAAGAACCCAGCAGAGGGGGCAGTGCCCCCAGTGCTGAGATCATCAGCCCTTGCCTGAACCGACCCCGCCTAGCCAATCCGAAACCTGCCATGCCACACCTCGCCATGTTCCACCGCGTTGAATCTGCCTAAAGAAGGCAGCAGAGAGGGCTTTCGCCCTCAGTGCTGACATCTCAGCCCATACTTAACCGTAGCGAAAACGACCCAAGCGAACCCTGATCTACCTCATCCAATCCTGGCGTAATAAACAACAAACTAGCCAACCAAATCTGGACTTACACCACTTGGATGCCAGCAGTAAAGCGTCCGTGTTTAGGACGCCAATCACCAATGCCAACGAGCTTACCAGCATCAACAGCAATCTCTTCGATGTCGCGTAGGTTCAACACGTCTGGGTCAAATTGAGCTGTCGCTAGCAGACTCCAGCTACGGAACATTGGACGGGTTCGCATGACCTTAGCCATGCCAACTTTGACGCCAACTGTGTGAGTGTATTCACCAGTGACAAACATTTCGCTTAGTGTGTCGTCGTTGATCTCTGCTGGCTTGCCAGGGAAATCAAGCGGTGCGTGCTCAGTGAAGAACAGTCCGCATTTAGCTTGCGGTCCCCGCTTTGACTTCTTTGCGCCATTGATGAAAACAGCTTCTAGCACATAGTCAGGAATGACAATCTCATCGCGGAAGCGATAAAGACCAGCCAACCATTCAAGGCGTGCCAGCTCATCAAAGTCAGCGTCAGTTTTCTTGCGTTTGCTGCTGACCGCTTTCATTGCCTTGGCGTAGGTATTTCGCGGATCTGCTGTTTACCCGTTGTGGCACAGCAATGGACTCTCGCCCGAAATTGTGATCTGGATCGTAGTAAGGTTTGACACGTTGAACCTGTGAAGGGATAGATAAAGAAGGCGCAGCGATACCTGAGTCAGTGACCTGCTTTTTAGGATCTAACTTGAAACGCTGTTGCCGGACTGAATTGGTAATGCCGTCGTGGCAAAGAGAGCAAAGGGTCAGAAGATCTGAAAGTTGCTCGTTGCCGAACGATGGGTAACGGTAGTCAGGCGGACCAGCGTTCTTGTGATGAACCTGTAGAGCAGGCCAACCAAGTTCTGCCAATTGAGAAGCAGTGATGCCGCATCCTTGGCAGGTATGGTTGTCGTGATCGAGGCGTTGCTTGCGTTTGCGTTGCCAGGCTGCTGATTGGTAGTAAGCCTCCATTTGCGGTAGGGTGTCGGCAGACCGGAGTCGGTCTTACTCAGACTATACCACGATCAGAGCATGGCGCAAGGCGTACGGGTTCAACTAGTGCTGCCACAAGCGGTAGCAGAGCAGCTCAAAGCAAAAGCCAAGGCGGAAGGACGCACCCTTTCCAACCTTGGCTCGTTTTTGATTGAAGCGGCTTTAACCCAGTCGTACCAATGGATTCCAAGTATTGATGTTGACAATCAGGTTGCCAATACCTGAAGCACCCAGACGGGATTCGAACCCGCATCCTCCCTGTAGCGGCAGGTGAGCGTCCTATCCATTGGCTCGGACTGGGTGGATGACCCAAGCGTGAAACACCTCAAGGATGAACAGAGGCTTGGGCTCTATCTGCCCGATGCTTAGCAGAGCGGGAACAGTTGTAGCTTAAGCAGCTACAGCGACATCGGCAGAGGCAGCCTGCAGCGTGACGGACTTGCGACCAATCTTGATCTCAAACTCGTCACCAGGCTTGAAGCCCAT